AAGTTGTTTTCTTGGAGAAAACCTGACATCCTTCATTAAAAACTCAAGAGCCGTACAAAAATGACTCCATTTAACTGTAGGTTTTCCTTTCTCAAGCCTCCATTGCTTTAACGAATCTGCCGCAAGGGGACAATCATTTAATACCCATAAAGTAGGAAGTCTCTTCTCCAGCCCGCTCTGATGTATCTTGTTATTAAAAGGCTTCTCGCATAAAGTGGCATTTGCAAGCCTTCTCCTTATCTCATCCCTGCCTCTTAAATTATGATCTGTCTTTGATACAGTAGATTTTGTATTAGCACTTTCCCACCATCCACCAGTACACTCTTCGTTCTTCTTCATTTGGTTGAAATAGTGGTTCATATCATCCACCACGCTTCTCGTTGTATTTGACTGCTTTATACTGGCCAGTGGGTCTATAAGGTTCATCCCGAACTTCCTGGTAGGACCACTTACATCAGCTATCATCTTACATATAGATAGTGTATTATCCCTCTCTGGATCAGGGTTTAACTCTGCATACACAAACGCCTCATCATACGGAGATAAATACACAAATATAATAGCAAGCTTTGTCGTTGGATGCCAGTCTTCTGACCTGAAAAACGTACCAGTCTTAGGTATACCATCTGGAAAAACATCACTCCCTTTTCTTATATGTATCCTTGGAACAAACTGTTTATATATCTTACCTGTAACAGCAGCAAATATACCATACCTACGCATATCAACCAACTGCCTGTCATCAAATCCTGCATATTTTCTATCTATAATCTCTTTTGTGAGTAGTGGGTTATCATCAGTTGCCATCTGAATAACCGCTATAGACTCCTTACTATTAGTAAATTCTATCTCAGGAAACTTGGTTTTATGTTCACGGAGATAATACTCCCTTATAGCGTTACTTTTATAATAAACTTTAGCACGTTCGTATATACGGTCAAAATAATACCCAATAGCATTATCTTCTGTAGGCGTATATGATATACATGTATCACCATCTTCTATCAACAGACGGGCTGGTTGTTCATCATAAAACGGTTCTGGTGCTAACTCGTCAAGCCATAGTGCTGTTCTCTTATGACCAGCAACAGACTGTGTAGACTGATTATAAGATACATATTCAATCGTTATATCATCCCCACCATAAGGATCTCTTATTATCTGTACCTGTCTTCGTGCTGTAATATCTTTCTTTAAAAGGAAAGATGGTAGCCATCTGGTAAACTCTGGATATTGCGTGTTCTTTGTTTCACTGGACCTTTCACTACTATCTTCATTAGATTTAGATTTCTCCACAGGGAGGTTCTGTGATGCAAACCTATATATCTTATGAATCCTTTCGTGCTTGTGTATCTCTGTATTACAGTGAGGACATGGCTTACCTTCCAGGTTACTGAAATATTCCTTTGGTGAGAAGTAGTGTCCCCTCTCAACCCCTTCGACATCCATGTTCTTCTTCAGCTTATCCTCGTATATACTGGCAGAATCACACTTAAAATATACCATATTCTTTCTAGGCACAGGATGCCAGCCAAGTATTCTCAGTACGAAGTTATATGCAATAACAGCCGTACCACCTGCCTGGTTCCCCTTGTTTACAAATATCATATCATAGTCAGCATTAAAGAAAGCATCTGAATGTTTTGTGTGCTGGTATGCATATAAATTAGCAAAATCATTAGCCTCTTTCTTCTGCTTATTAGTAAGTTCTAATGCCGTCATAGTATAGGTTCTACAACAAAGGATAATTTAATTGTGTCGTCTGCATGAAAAGTGGTTGCGCTTCTGTTTACCAATCCAACATGTAATTCACCTGTACCGTCTGCATCTTCGTAATATATTGGCGATTTAAAGCTATTCTCGCTTTCATAGTAATACTGACCAGAGCCAGCAATCTGTCTTGCATCTGAATTTGAAAACAGAACAGATGATATATATCCATCTGTATCCAGGTCTGTATTTGAATACCCATCTGTATTCCAGAATACAACCTCAAGATCTAAAGCAGCACCCGTATTTGTAAAATCAGCCTGAACTGCTATACTGTTTATCTTCAACTTGTTAATATTCACTGTTGAATAGTCAGATGGAAAACTAAGAGATTCGTTCTCTATAGCATTCTGAGCTAGTGCTGCAGTGAAATTAGTATCCTTATCACTGGAAATTGTTTCTATTGAATAATGTACTGACATTACTTCCCTCCTTTAATTACATTTTTGTTCTGGTTTATAGGCCAGGGACCTTAATTCGTCTAACATTTCCCTATACCTCTTTGTAAACTCGTCACTATCGTCATTAATATCTACTTTAAATAATTGCCAACACTGGTTTCCGTCACTATACATCTGGCCTATTATAATACTAACATCTTCAGTTCCCTTTATAACAAACAGCATCATCTCGTCTCTATGACAGACTACCGCATGGTTAACCTCCCTATTGATATAGTGTGTATAACTGCCAGTATGGAAAACCTCAATCCAGCTCATGTCTACACCAGCCCGATCAATACATTCTTTATCGGTCTTACCCTGATATATAGGAGCTTTATCAATTTGACTTCCGTAGGTATTGTTAAAGTAACTCATAACACCAAAAGTAATACCTACGATAGTTGCAATAACAATCATACCCTTGACTATATCACCAAACTCTATTACCCTTTTTTTCTGTATTTTATTAAGTACGTCTAATATCTTATCAATCTTACTGTTTTGTTCCTTTATATGACCAGATTCAACACATGTATTTGCACTTTCTAACAGTGCATCATATTTTCTATTGCCATCTACTTCGTGTTTATCAAACTTATCTCTTAAATGTTTTACTGTTTCATCGGTACGTATTACAATATCTCTTATATCTTCCACATTTAACCTTTCTTCATTTAAGGACCGACCACTCTTTTTCAGGAAATTTCTTAGTTGGTATATATACAATAACGTCTTCTGTTTCAACTTTAATAGTTGATCTATTAGCTGATATAATTTTGCCGTCAACACTGCCATCATCATTAAATAACCTCACCTTTGCACCTATGCCTATAACAAGTGATCCCTTGAATTTACGCCACGCAAACTCATTAAAAAGAAAGGATTTAATGGTAATCAGTATATAACCAACTACCATTAACTGAAAGAGTGTGAATAGGAGTTCCCACTCTAACCCCTTCGTCACTATATCCGTTACAACTCCTGCCGTCTCATCCATTTTGCTCTCTCTGCCTCCCATTCAGCCTGCCACTCAACCAATATATCAAGCACTTGCCTCTTTATTATCATCTGCTGTCTCGGTAGAAACTGCTCAATAGGCATATCCAGCTCGAATATTTTATCGGCTATGTACTTTGCAGGTGTTATCATAGTACTGTGGGGCCCTTTATCTCTGCTGCCGCTTTTTGTATCTTATGCCCTATACCGACAAACCCGAATCCTGCCGCTACTGTTATGATTACCTTGGCTATATCTACATAACCCAAACTTGTTAATATTGCACTTACTCCTGCCAATCCTGCTGCTATCCACGTCTTATAACCTTTCATCATTTCCTGCCTCCTATTAAAATTTATAGAAATTACCTGTCGCTTCTATTACAGTACTATTTTCAGTTACAGTATGCCCTGTGTCCGATTGTTAAAGGGAGTATCAAAAGTTAGAACTTAAATATAGTATTGTCTCTTATTGCATTACCATTCTCAGTTACAGTGTGCCCAGTATTTCCACTTTCCACAAATGTTGCTCCACTCCCTGTCGTTCCTGATGCTATTGTCTCATGACAATGAACGAGTACCATAGTGTTAGCATCACTTGTATGCTCTACTGACGCAGGTGTAAACCCTGCTGTGTGTCTAGCAGTATCAGATATCCTCCATTCATCTACATTACCTATAATTCCTGACCCCGAACCTTGATTGCCTAACTGTAAACCTGCTGTGCCTTGAAACACAGTTACTCCTGTCATATCTCCTGTGCCTCTTTCCACACCATCATGAAAGAAGTAAAGTGTATCTCCACTCCTATCCCATTCTAAATGACTCCAAGTATCATTGCTTACAACTGTAGCATCTGAAGCACGTTCTGCAGATGTGGCATTAGCACCAGTTGTTGTCCAAGTCATGGCCATCTTATTGTTGTATGGCGCCCAGTAGAAATTGTATGCTCTTTGCTCTCCTGACCATTTAGCATATAATATAAATCCCCCGTATTCAACGCTAGTTGGTCTCACCCATGCCTCAACACAAAAATCACCAGCACCTAATTCAACGTCAGCGTGGTCACCTATGTTTAACCAATCACTCCCATCCATGAGATAACTTCTTTCAGGGTTGAGTGCCACTCCTCCACCCCCAAATCCAACCAAATGAGTTAACATTAATTTGTTGCGATATATCTTTCGTTGTGCGATTGGGCTTGGTAGTGCCTTTGGGTCATAATGAAAATCATCAAGAGCATCCCGAATATATAAGTTCGCTTTATTTCGTGACCACACTAGACTTCACTCTCCCCTCTTAATAACCTCCTTGCATTTATCTTCTCCCAAACTTCTTCAGCAAAGCTATCTTTTTCAAGAGTGCCTCCCTGTGCTATGATAACCAGTATATCTTCAGTCATTCTTGCAAGTACACCATCAGAATCGGCAATTTTTCCTGTTTTTATCCCTGCTTTTTCTTCTTCTGTTAAAGCAACTACATCAAACCCCAATGCCCTCTTTGCATCTGGAGAAACATCAACACTCATATCTGACAAATCTGGTATTGTTTCCGTCTGAACAAGTTTATGTGTTTCTTTGTCATACTCTGGTCGAGTATCTCGTTCTTCAGGTATCCAGACAAAAGGCTTATTTAAAGCCCTTTCAGGATTATTAAACTCCTTGCGTTTAACTATATCACCTGTACTTCTATCAATTTTTGAATACCATTTTTTCATCTTATGTATCCTCCCCTGCGTCTGTTGTTACAAACATCTGAATTCCTATTAATCGTGCATCTTCAGCCATGTCATCATTGGCATCAGATACATCTCTAAATACTCTGAAGAAACATAATTCATCAGTTGACGGACTTCCTGCAATCGTTACAGCACTACTCTCTGCCGTAACTAAACAGTCC